AACGAATTTCTTTATCATGAGGATAAAATTTAAGACACGCTGTTTCTGGTTCACCACAATGATGACAAGCGTGGGGTGCAAGAAACTCATTTAACCAGATAATTCTTCGGTTATAGTTTTTCTTTGCAACCTCTTTTATGGTTTTTTGATATCGTTGATAGTATGACATGGTATTATTTATAGATTCTAGTACATATAAAAACGAGTTTTTAGAAACTCAATTTTACTAAATATACACAAGAATGAATTATTTGACATAGAATAAGGAGAAAAAATATGCCTTTCCAAGTATCGCCTGGGGTTCTTGTCAAAGAGGTTGACTTAACTAATGTAGTTCCTGCCGTATCAACATCAATTGGTGCGATTGCTGGTGCCTTTGAAAAAGGCCCAGTTGGGGAAATTACTGCTGTTTCATCTGAATCAGAGTTAGTCAGACTGTTTGGTAAACCCAATGGAAGCAACTTTGAAACATTCTTTACTGCATCTAACTTTTTGCAGTATGGTAATGCTCTAAGAGTTGTAAGAGCACAAAGTGCTATAACAAATGCAATGAGTGGGGGTTCTGGTCTTTTGATTAAATCCGACACTCATTATGAAGATAATTATTCAGCTGGTCAAGCATCCTCTGGAGAATGGGGAGCAAGAACTGCTGGAACACACGGAAACAGTTTAGGTGTATCCATGTGTTTAGGTAAACTTGCCTATGAAGAAAACTTAGGTACATCTAACCAAACGGTTACTGAAGATGTTGCTGGTGCAACAGTAATTAAAGTTGACGCTGGAACAGCATTTAATGTTGGAGATTTAGTCTCTTTCTCATCTGTTGATGCATCTTCTAATGCAAATGCATTTGCTCATATTGCTGGTGATGAGGGTAATGAATATGAAATTACTGCAATCGCTACACATGACCTAACAATTAGATTAAAAGACAATCCAAATGGTGGTGGTATAAAAGCTACTCTTCCAGACAATACGTTTATTCGTAGACGTTGGGCATTTTATGATTTATTTGATAGTGCGCCTGGAACATCTACATATGCAACTGGTAAAAACCTTTCTGATGACGAAATGCATATTGTTGTATTTGATACAACTGGTAACATTTCTGGTTTCAGAAAAGATACTGCTGGTGAAAGAACAAATGCTGTTCTTGAAACATATTCGTTTCTTTCAAAAGCATTTGGTGCTAAAACTGCACAAGGTGGAACTAACTACTACCCAGATGTAATCTTTAAACAATCTGGATTTGTATACTGGTTAGACCATAGTTCAATACTTGCTGCTGGTGGTGGTAAGATTGCTGCTGGAACTGCTGGAACATCTGGTCAAGCATATGCAACTGGAACTGGTACAACTGGTGAAATTCCTTTCGCACTTGCTGGTGGAGCGGATGATTATTCAGTAAGTGTTGGTGAATTAGACAGTGCATATGAAGAGTTTGCTGATGCAGAAACAGTTGATGTAAACTTAATTATGGGTGGTACATCTCCAGCTGGTACTGGTGGTACTACACACGCAACTAATCTAATCGACCTTGCAGAGAAAAGAAAAGACGTTGTTGTCTTTATTTCTCCAAGACGAGCAGATGTTGTTAATGTAGCAAGTGCGACTACACAAGCTGCAAATGTTGTAGGGTTCTTTAACGGACTTTCAAGTTCATCATACGCAGTCTTTGATAGTGGGTACAAATACCAATTTGATAAATTCAATGACGTATTTAGATACATTCCTTTAAATGGTGATATTGCTGGTCTTTGTGCAAACGTAGACCAAGTAGCAGACCCATTCTTCTCGCCTGGTGGTTTTAACAGAGGACAAATTCGTGGTGCAGTTAAACTTGCGTTTAACCCAACCAAAGCACAGAGAGATATTCTCTATCCTGCTCGAATTAATCCAGTTGTTTCCTTCCCAGGCAATGGTACGGTATTGTTCGGTGATAAAACTGCACTAAGTAAACCAAGTGCATTTGACCGAATTAATGTTCGTAGATTGTTTATCTTACTAGAGAAAGCGATTGCAACTGCTGCTAAATTCCAGTTGTTTGAGTTCAATGATGCATTTACTCAAGCACAATTTAGAAACTTAGTTGAACCTTTCTTGAGAGATATTCAAGGTAGAAGGGGTATAACAGACTTTAGTGTTGTTGCAGATGGAACTAACAATACTGGAGAAGTAATTGACCGAAATGAGTTTGTTGCAGATATCTTCATCAAACCAGCAAGGTCTATTAACTTCATTCAGTTGAACTTCATTGCAGTGAGAACTGGTGTCGCATTTTCAGAGATAGGGGGATAATAGCATGGCTACTTTAGATGAATTTAAAGCAAACCTTATTGGTGGTGGTGCGAGAGCTAACCAGTTTAGAGTAACTTTCAACACGCCTGGTGCAATTGCAACTGGACTTGACGTTAGAAAAGCATCTTTTCTAATCAAAGCAGCTGCGTTGCCTGGACAGACAATCGGAGAGATTGCAATTCCATTTAGAGGACGTAACCTCTATATTGCTGGAGACAGAGAATTTGAAGCATGGGAAACTACTGTTATCAATGATACTGACTTTAACATTAGAAATGCAATTGAAAGATGGTTGAACGCAATCAATGATACAGTGACAAATACTGGTCTATCAAATGTTGCAGATTATACTGCTGATTTGACTGTAGAACAGTTAGATAGGGATGACACAGTTCTTAAATCTTACATTCTAAGAAACTGTCAACCTTCTGGTACTGGTGCGATTGAGTTAAGTTATGAAACTGCAAATGCTATTGAAGAGTTTTCAGTAACTTGGAGATATTCACACTTTGAAGCCTCGTCAGTTAACTTCTAATAGTTCTACTAAATAGTAGTATGAAAAGGAGTTATTATGGCTGAATTATTTGGTTTCACAATCACTCGTAAAAAAGATAGTGAGGGAGCGACATTTACGCTCCCCACTTCTGAAGATGGTGCAGAAGATATTGCACACGGTGGTTTCTATTCCTCAACTGTTGATATTGAGGGAAAGGATAGAACCCAGTACGATTTGATTAAGAGATATCGCAGTATTGCACAACAACCAGAGTGTGATAGTGCAATTGAAGATATTATTAGTGAAGCGGTTGCATCTAACGAATTTGATGCACCGATTTCGTTAGCCTTGGATGGGTTGAAACAATCCGATAAGGTAAAAAGAAGAATTAGAGAAGAGTTCAATAGAGTTCTTGAACTAATGTCTTTTCAAGAAAAAGGACACGACATATTCAGAAGATGGTATGTTGATGGTCGTTTATTCTATCATAAAGTCATTGATACACAAGACACTAGAAAAGGTATTACAGAATTAAGATATCTTGACCCTCAAAAAGTAAAGAAGGTCAGAGAAAAGATTTCTGGTAAACCTAATCCTATTACACAAGTAGAAGAACGACAAAAAGCGATTGAGTTTTATATCTACAATGAATATGGTATAACTACTGGTGGTTCTATGACTAATGGTCTTAAAATCACAAAAGATTCTATTGCATATTGTCCTTCTGGTATTATTGACCAGAATAGAGGTTCAGTATTATCATATCTACATAAAGCAATCAAACCAGTAAATCAACTGCGAATGATTGAAGATAGTCTGGTAATATACAGAATATCAAGAGCTCCAGAAAGACGTATCTTTTATATTGATGTTGGTAATCTACCAAAGATTAAAGCAGAACAATACTTAAAAGATGTTATGAATCGTTATCGTAACAAACTGGTATATGATGCATCTACTGGTGAAATTAAAGATGACCGAAATCATATGTCAATGTTGGAAGATTTCTGGTTACCAAGAAGAGAAGGTGGTAGAGGAACAGAAATTACTACACTGCCTGGGGGTTCAAACCTTGGAGAGATTGATGATATCGTCTATTTCCAAAGAAAACTTTTTAGGTCACTGAATGTTCCAATCTCAAGAATGGAAGCAGAACAAAACTTCTCATTGGGTAGGTCTACAGAGATTACTAGAGATGAACTTAAATTTACTAAGTTTGTCCAAAGGTTAAGAAAGAACTTTTCAAAAGTATTCCATGATTTATTGCGTACACAGTTAATACTTACTG